TCAATGGCTTGTTGACAAAACAGAAAAGTTCTGCCAAGAGAAAGCAATCTACAACGCAGTATTGGGGTCTATTTCGATTCTCGATGGCAAAGATAAACAACACGACAAGGGCCAGATTCCCAAGATATTATCGGATGCTTTAGCAGTAAGCTTTGATAACTCCGTTGGCCATGATTACTTACAGGACTCAGATGCTCGATATGAATTCTATCACAGAAAAGAGGAACGAATCCCATTCGACCTCGACTACTTTAACAAAATCACAAAAGGTGGTCTACCAGCTAAAACACTTAACATTGCTTTGGCGGGGACTGGTGTTGGTAAATCTCTTTTTATGTGTCATGTGGCTGCTTCGTGCATGGTTCAAGGCAAAAATGTTCTTTACATCACTTTGGAAATGAGTGAAGAAAAGATTGCTGAACGAATCGATGCCAATTTATTGAATGTTACTATTGATGATTTAATTGAATTACCAAAAGATATGTATGATAAGAAGGTGAATCGTGTGCGTGAAAAGACCACAGGTAAACTCATTATCAAAGAATATCCAACTGCATCAGCATCAACAATACATTTTCGGACATTACTAAATGAGCTTAATCTCAAAAGGTCTTTTGTACCTGACATTATATTCGTTGACTATCTCAATATCTGTTGTTCTGCTCGTATTAAGGCTGGTGCGAATATTAATTCCTACACCTACGTTAAAGCAATTGCAGAAGAATTGCGTGGCCTTGCTGTTGAGTATAATGTTCCTATTGTATCTGCTACACAGACTACCAGGAGCGGATTTACTTCCAGTGATCCGGGCCTTGAGGATACGAGTGAGTCGTTCGGACTTCCCGCCACCGCAGATTTGATGTTTGCTTTGATTTCTTCCGAAGAACTAGAAGAACTTGGTCAAATCATGGTCAAACAATTGAAGAATCGATATAATGATCCAACATTCTATAAACGATTTACTCTTGGTGTTGATAGAGCCAAAATGAAACTATATGATGTTGAACAGGCTGCACAGATGGGTATCGCAGATGCTGGTCATGACAAACCACTAAACACATTTGGTACTCGTGAAGAACGACCAAAGAAACAATTTAATGGATTTAAAGTATGACATTAGAGCAAATTGTATATGCAAACGTAGCATTTTTTATATTGATTGGAATTGTATACGCACATTCTAGTTGGAAAAAAATAAAAGAATGTTATAGTATGTGGTTTACGAGAGAATATTGGACCGATTATAATACAGTAGAATTTTTTAGTTGGGCTGCAAAAGCAATTATAATTGTACCAGGTTTAATATTTGGTGTGTCTATTTGGTGGTTATTTTTTCTGACACTTTTTACTAGTTTAACTTTAATTTGGGCAAGTAATAAAAAACTCTTGCCAACTTTGGTAGGATTTAATACAATATGGGTTTGGATTAGTTGTATGGTTTTGGCTCAACATTTGGTAAAGTGATATGCAATTAACTAAACAAGATGCTTTACATTGTGCTAAAGTATTTCAGGATTATTTTGGTAATTTTTCTCGCATTGATGAATATATGCGTGACCAAAAATTGGCATCTCTATCTGAAATATCTACCAATCCATTATTCCCAATTGAAGAAGATTTATTCTCTGATTTTAGTATGCATCCAAATGATATGGATTTGGAAGTATTGGAAATACCAAATGAAACTTGGGAAACATTATTGAGTATTACTTCTTCCCATGTAAACATCAGGCCTGTCGGTAGAAACTTACATTTGGCAGTTAAAGAAAAGAACTCAGGAAAATTCGTAGGTTTCATTCGGTTAGGTTCACCAGTCATCAACTGTCGACCACGAAATGAAATGCTTGGACAAGTGTTTACACAGAATCCAGAGTGGGGTAAACGATTCAATGATTCTTCAATGATGGGATTTGTAATTGTGCCATCACAACCATTTGGTTTCAATTATCTTGGCGGTAAACTTTTGGCAGCCATCTGCACTTCACATACTGTTCGTGAAATGGTAAACAAAAAATATGATATGAATATGTGTTTATTTGAAACCACCAGTCTTTATGGTTCATCTAAGAATGTATCACAATATGATGGTATGAAACCATATATTCGTTATAAGGGCTTGACAGAATCAGATTTTTTGCCTATGATGCATGGTAAACCATATTCTAATTTGGTTGAATTTGTTGAATCTAAGATTGGTAAAATTGTAGATGATGGAATTTCTAGTCGTAAACTAAAAATTTCTATGAAGATTATTTCATTGACTAGAGCTGCATTGAAAGGCACACCAGAATTGGCTGCTTTTGATACAACGATTGAGAACGCTAAAAAGTTGACAGAACAAAAACGATATTATATCTCTGATTATGGCTTTAAGAACATGGTCGATTATGTTAATTGTAAAACAGATAAACTTTTACCTGGTGAAAACTATCATAAACATGAATTGGAAAATGTGATACAATGGTGGAAACAAAAGGCAATTAACCGTTATGATACACTAAAGGCTGAAGGTCGTTTGCGAAATGAATTAGAAATTTGGACTTCAGGTAAAGACATTCAAATCATCAGATAAATATATTTTTTCGGACACCAAAATGGCCAAAGCAGATCCATTATACTCAATACTAAACAATTATCCTTACGAAGTTAAGAGAGAGAAATCAACCAAAAAGAAACAGGTTCTTATTCTCAAATCAACTAATCGTATGCAACAACAAAAGGATATTGAAAAACAACTAACAAAAAGCAAAATATCTTTTACTAGAAAAAAAGATTCTGCATTGTCCGGTAGTGTAGAGGTTACAGTTATACCTCAACCAACAAATCTTTATAAAGATGCGGTTGTTATTTTAGTTTATAAACCTGCTTCTGGTGGTATGTCAGAAACAACTCTTAATTCTACTATTACAGAACTTGCACCAGCCTTAGCATTTACCAATAAACTGAATGTTACGTCAGTAGAAGATTTTTATGCTAAATTAAAAAATATCAATCACAAAACAGCTAGTGTGTATGTTGCAAGTAGAGATATCTCAGCAGGCCAAAAATTCGTTGATGATTTTCCAAAATCTTCTAAATTTAAAACTAAAATGGAAAATGCCATTGGTGTTTTGAAATTCTTACAAAAAGAAAATAAAAAGAAAAAAATTAAAAATGTTTTGTGGGGTTATCGTGCAAAGCCAGAAGGTGTAGATTCAAAACATAAAGGTGACTTGTTTATTGAATATGCAGATAAGTCTATGTTGGGCATTTCTTTAAAAGCAGGTGAAGAAAAAAGTAAAGAACCAAAATTAAACACATATGTAAAACCTATTTTGGAAAAAATTAATCCTGATGCAATTAATCCATTAAGAGAAAAGTTATACGATAATATCTATAAAGATTTTAGTGACTCTCGTGATAAGTATGATGATAGGTCACAGAAGAAACAAACCATATCTAAGTTGGCAGCATTAGAAAAGAAAAATGTAAACCAATATAATGCATTGTATGATAAAGGTTTGGACATGATTAGAAACACATTAACACAAAGCTTTGAAATGGATGTCAAAAACACCGTTAATTATCTCAGAGCGGCTATTGTTGGTGATGGTGGCGAAGTTCCTCTTTTAGTGTTGAAAGCATTTGGAACAGAAGTTAAAATTTTAACTGATGAAGATGATGTTGGAGTATTTTTACCTAAAACAAAACAAATAAAATCTTATTCATCAACCACATCAAAACAAGACTTCTATATAGAATTAATAGCATCTAACACAGAAAAACTAAAAATGAAATTTGCAGTAAGAACAAATAAAGTTGGTGATGAACATAAGTTAGGACAGTTTTATAACTTGTCGGTTAAATTTAATGGAATAGTGGATTAATTATGGGACTAGTAGATTTTGATAAAGTAATGAAAGAATATGCCAATGTCGAAGATGACTTTGGTTTCTCTGCTGTATCGGAAGCAGAATATAATGCGGTAATTAAAAACACCGAAGAAACAGCTGATAACTACAAAGCAAGATTGGCCGAAGTAGAAAAGATGATTATTCCTTTTCTTCAAAAATTACATTCGACCGGAGATAAAGAATACATATATTGGCCAAATCGTAAACCAATTATAGAGAAACAAATAGAAAGAATCCTAAAACTAACACGAGATTAAATTATGTCTGCTACTGTGATTATACCAACTACTGGTTCGCCAGAAGTGAAAACTGCCGTTGAATCTGTTTTAAACCAAAGTCATCCTACTGAATGTTATGTTGTAGTGGATGGTGATGAACATTTAGATAAAACATTAGAAGTATTGGGTTCAGCTGTTGATGATATACGAGTTCATGTCTGTTCACTACCAATCAATGTCGGTGCCAAAGGATTTTATGGTCACCGTGTCTATGCTGCTTTTACACATCTAGTTAATACAGAATATGTTGCCTATCTTGACCAAGATAATTGGTTGTATCGGTCTCATGTGGAAAACTGTATCAAAACAATTAATACAAGAAGTTTAGAATGGTGTTATTCTTTACGCCAAGTATATAACAAACAAGGTAAGTTTGTTTGCTTTGATGACTGTGAATCGTTAGGTATTTGGCCAACATATCACGGGGTTCATCACATAGATACTAATTGTTACTTCATTAAAACAGAAGTAGCAAACAAAATTGCAAGTGTTTGGCATGGCGGTTGGGGACAAGATAGAGTATTTCTACAAGCAATCACACAACACTTTCCTAAATTCTATTGCACAGGTGATTATACAACCTGTTATAGAGTAGATGGTGGTAAAGGTTCTGTTAATGCAGAATTCTTTGAAAATGGTAATAAAGTAATGAATGAAAAATATAATGGAGAATACCCATGGCGAAAAAGAGCCTAATAATCGGTGCATTTACAAATTACAACTACAATCAATTAAAACCATGGGTTGAATCAATTGATGAATGTGGTTTTACAGGCGACAAAGCAATGGTCGTTGGTAATGCATCACAAGAAACAATTGGTGAACTTATCAAACGAGATTTTATCATCATTAAGATGCATGAAATTAATGCCCCAATTCATGTGGCTCGTTTTCTATCAATCTATGATTTTCTCAAAAATACTTGGCAGAATTATAATCATGTGGTCACCACAGATGTTAAAGATGTTATTTTTCAGACGAATCCAATTGTATGGTTAGAATTACATCTCAAAGATAAAAAACTTGTTGCTGGTTCTGAAGGTATGAGATACAAAGATGAACCATGGGGTAACGAGAATCTTATGCAAGCTTATGGACCATATGTTCACGAACACTTTAAAAATAATGAGATATACAATGTAGGAACAATTGGTGGGACATCTGAATATGTAAAAGATATGATGTTCAACATTTTGTTTAATGCAATCAACCGGCCTATTCCTATTTGTGACCAAGCAGTATATAATGTATTAATTCAAACACAACCATTTAAAGGTGCAACTTATTTTGCCAAACAATTAGATGGTTGGGCTTGTCAAGCTGGCACAACAGTTGATCCATCTAAAATTGAACAGTTTAGACCTCATTTGTTAGAACCAGAACCAAAATTTGAAGATGGAGTGTTTAAAACATCTTTAGGTCGTCCATTTGCAATCGTGCATCAATATGACCGAGTGCCTGAGTGGAAAGAATTTGTTGCCAAAAAACATGGCCAACAAGATGAATCACAATATTTCACATACAAGGTAAATTAATTATGGCTAAGAGAGTATTAGTAACAGGTGGCGCCGGATTTATTGCACATCATTTAATTGAAACATTATTGCAACAAACAGATTGGGAAATTGTTTCGTTGGACCGTTTAGATTTTTCTGGTAATTTAAATCGTCTTGCAGATGTAATGCAACAGTTTGATGCACAAACAAAGAAACGAGTTGAGATTGTATATCATGATTTGCGAGCAGAATTAAATCCACAAATAATAAGTTTACTTGGTGATATTAATATTGTATTGCATTTGGCTGCAGGTTCTCATGTTGATAGGTCAATAGAGTATCCAATGGAATTTGTTATGGATAATGTGGTTGGTACAACCAATCTTTTAAACTATGCCAGAAATCTCCGTAATTTAGAACGATTCATTTATTTTTCCACAGATGAAGTATTTGGTCCTGCACCAGAAGGTGTTGCCTATGGTGAAAGAGACCGTTATAATTCAACTAATCCGTATTCTGCATCTAAGGCAGCTGCTGAAGAAATTTGTGTTGCATTTGAAAACACATATAAGATGCCAATCTATATCACACATACAATGAATGTATTTGGTGAAAGACAACATCCAGAAAAGTATATTCCATTATGCATTAGGAGAGTTCGTGCCGGTGAAACAATCATGATTCATTCGGATCCAACAAAAACAAAAGCAGGGTCAAGGCATTACATTCATGCTAAAGATGTTGCTGAAGGACTATTACATATTTTAAATTTAAAAGGACCATTTGAAAAAGACTATGGTGGTGCAAAATGTCCTAAATTTAATTTAGTTGGTAAAGAAGAAATTGACAATTTAAAATTAGCACAAATCATTGCAGAAGTTCAAGGAAAAGAATTGTATTATGAAATGAATGACTTTCACTCTGCTCGGCCAGGTCACGACCTACGATATGCATTAAGTGGTGCATATATGAAATCGTTGGGTTGGGAACCAAAAATTGCTTTAAGTGAAAGAATTAAACAAGTTGTAAATTGGACATTGGAAAATGACCGTTGGTTGAAATTAAAATAGGAAAATAAAATGGACTTTGAAAAAGAATATCAAGATGCTTGTGCAAGAGATACAGACATACATGAACATTTACCTGTATTATCAGAATTAACTTCACAATGCACCCATGTCACAGAATTAGGTGTTGGTTGGGCTCAAAGCACTCGTGCTTTTTTACGCCATGATATTGAATTACATAGTTATGAGTTTATGCCACAACCTGGTATTCGTGAATTTTTTGATGAAGCCAAAAATGCTGGGCGAAATGTAACACTTCATATTGATGATACTCGTAAAGTAGAAATTGCAGAAACAGATTTATTATTTGTGGATAGTTTACACATCTATGAACAGGTACAAAAAGAATTAGAATTACACGCAAACAAAGCCAGAAAATATATTGGTTTTCACGATACTACAACCTATGCTGATAATGGTGAATTTGGTGGTAAAGGTATTTGGCCTGCAATTCAAGAATTTATTGATAGTCATACAGAATGGCAATTGGTTGAACGCAGAACAAACAATAATGGCTTAACTATATTAAAACGAGTATGAGTATATCTTTCTTTCATATCGCTGCCTATACCGATTCAGCAAAAGTTATCGTTGAAGAAGCAAGAAAACATCATAAAGATAATTTTTATTTTCTTGGTGTTGATGGTGAACGTGATTTTGGTGAATTCGCAAAAACGAATAATTGTTTCTATAAGAAATTTTCACCCATCGGTCCACCAATATATCCACAAGGTTGGAACTTAGATAAATCGTTACAATTTTTGGATAGGTTTTACACCGCTTGCCAAATGTCAAATACATCACATATAATTATGATGGAAGATGATGTATTGATAATGAAACCTATTACAATTGATCCTGAGTGGGAACACGCTTGTGCTGATACAAAAATAGGTAATGTAATACCAGAACCTGTGCATGATTTGATTGAACAACATTGTGGTAAACGACCAACATTTAAACAGTATGGTGCTGGTGGTGGTTCAATATTTAAAGTGAAAACATTTTTAGACCATTATGATACAAATATTGAATGGTTTAAAAAACATTTTGATGAAATACAATTTTATTATCCAACCATAGGTTATTTGGATTGTTTTATGAATGTCTATTACTTTTTGGCTGGCAAAGACTATTCCGTAAATTATCGTAGAGCTGATACACATAATCATAAAGCAGGATTTGATTATGAATCGTTTATAAGTAATTTACCTGATGAAGTTGAGATTTTAAATAATTACAAAAAATATTATTATAAAACCAATGATGATGTTATAACATTTAACACAGAGCAGCT